TAAAAAGAAATTGTTGAGCGGTGATTACGCGAAACTTTTGGTTCACGGTTACTGAGGGCGTAAATATGAGTAATAGAAGTACAGTCGCATCTGCGCATGAACGCATTGATGGTATCGAGCCGCGCATCACTAAGCTGGAAACCACTGTTCATTTGCAGTTCAAAGAGGTTTTCGCCCGTGTGAAGCGGCTAGAGGCAATTTTAATCGCCACTGCTGGAACTACTATCGCCATGCTAGTTGCTGTGCTAACTAAGATGGGCTGACAAAATGATTGACCCGGTAACAGCGGTCGGTCTAGCCACATCGGCTTTTAATATTCTCAAGCAGGGCATTAGTGCTGGAAAAGACATCCAAGAAATGAGCGGAACCCTAGCTAAATGGGGAGCCGCTTTTTCTGATTTTCAGTATGCGGAAGACAAGACAAAGAACCCTCCGTTTTATAAGATGATGTCTGACAATAGTTCTAATGCTATTGAAATCTTTGCTCAAAAGAAAAAGATGGAAGCCATGCGCAAGGAGATTAAAGATCATATCTCATGGACGTATGGCCCTTCTGCTTGGGAAGAGGTGCTTCAAATAGAAGGTGAGATGCGCCGCATCCGCAAGGAAGAGGCTTATAAAAAGCAAGAGGCGATAGACAACGCTATTAACTTTGTTCTTGGCGCTTTTATATTTGCCATTGCTGCGGCTGGGATTGTGACAGGATTTTACTATCTTGGCCGTTATCAAGGGAAGTGGTAGATGTGGTTTTTAGTTTGGTTTCAAGTTATGAATAACAACATTGAGCATTATCAGCTTAATCAATTTCCAACTGAGATGGAGTGCAAAGAAGCTCTTGAAGATGCAAAAGTCCTGATAACCACAAGCCAGACTACGGTGTACTGCTTTGAGGTTATACCAGAATAAAAAGGGTGATTACGTTGTGTATGACAAAAATGGAAAAGTTGTTATAATAACGCACCACAAGCACCACGCGATTGCTTACGCTAGGAGTTTAAAAGATGCCAAATGAATTTGATCTAAACGGCAATGGAAAGATTGATCCAATAGAGCATGAGATCATGCTGGAAGACCGCCGCCGCCGTATGGAAGACTCAGACGCTAAGAGAGACGCACAGAGGCGCATGACATGGTTTTCCTTATCAGGGATGGTTTTATACCCTTTCGTCATTCTAGCGGCCTCTCTGTGGGGCTTAGAGACCGCTGCGGGGCTATTGGCAGATATAGCGGCGGTTTATGTTATCGGAGCGTCTGGTATCGCTGCTGCTTATTTTGGGTTTAACGCAATGGAGAGCAAAAATGCTGCAAGCACTGATAGGTCCGGTAGCTGAACTAGCTGGTGGCTGGTTAAAAGGTAAGGCAAGCGCACAGGCTGCGTCTGCAAACCTAAAGCTAGTTGAGGCAGAGGCTAAGGCTACCATAATGAAATCAGCCGCTACGTCTGAAGCGGACTGGGAAAAGATTATGGCCGAGGGTACTCAAAATTCCTGGAAAGACGAGTATCTTGTGCTGCTTTTCTCCATTCCATTGATACTGAGCTTCCTGCCATTTGATTGGGCTAAACAGGCGGTGACTGATGGTTTCGCTGCGTTGGACACCATGCCAGATTGGTACAGCTATACTTTGGGTGTAATTGTTGCCAGCAGTTTTGCTGTCAGGTCTGCAACTAAATTTTTCGGAGGCAAAAAATAATGAGCGATGCAATGCGTGAACTGCAAGCTAAATGCGGCGTTGCGGCGGATGGTCAATTTGGCCCTAACACTGCCAAAGCGATTGCAAAGTTTTATCAACTATCGCCGGAAGCCGCGTCACATTTTTTGGGACAGTGCCACCATGAAAGCGGCGGGTTTAAACGTAAGCCAGAAGAAAACCTAAACTATTCCGCAAAAGGTTTGCGATCAACCTTTGGACGTTATTTCAAAACTGATGAGCAAGCTGAAGAATATGCCCGTAATCCTGAGAAAATTGCCAATTATGTTTATATGGATGAAAACCGAAAATATCCGCTTGGCAATACAAAAGAAGGTGACGGGTGGTTGTGGCGAGGGCGCGGATTTATTCAATGCACAGGCCGTTTTAATTATAGGGCTTTTGCCAGCGAAATGCGTTTACCAGAGGTGATGGAAAACCCAGATTTAGTTGCAACAGAATACGCTATGGAAAGCGCGATTTGGTATTTTGACAAAAACAATATTTGGGTTCACTGCAAGCACGTTACGGATGATACCATTAAAACTGTAACTAAAGCAGTTAATGGCGGAACGCACGGTTTGGATGATAGAATGGAACAGACTTATAAAATCTATAAATGGCTTGCGCCTGATTGATCGCACGTTTATAAATTTTGAGCGGGTGGTTATCATCACAATACAAATCGCTGTGTCCCAATCGGGCGGTTGTTTACCTCGGATGACGTTGCTACCAAAAAGCGCCAACTTTTAAATCTCAACGGCCACCCGCACGACATTACATCCATTTAATTTCTTTAACTGGCAACTCAGGATATTTATTTCTTCTTCCAGAAATTGCTTTGTTGTACTTTGGTCTAAATCTTTCAACAAGTTCCGCTTCTTTTAGAAGTGATGGTTTAGGACACGTTTCACCTTCCGATTTTATTATCTCAAAAACTATTGATTTTACTTCACCCCACCAATCTTTGCTCCCACGGTGCTGTCCTAATCTTTGGTCAAGGTCATAAGTGCAACCGATATAAAGATAATTATCGTCTTCATCTAAACAGGCGTAAACGTAATCGTAAGTCCATCCTTTTGCCTGAGTTTGCATTGACCTAACAAAACGCTTCCGTTCATTCCACGAAAACCTTTTATCTTCATAAAATAAATTACGAACATCATACTCATATCTTACATTTTCAAACATTTGATTTCTTTGATAAGCCATTAGAATATAATCCCTACCATCATCATTAAACCTGCGCCGCTGATAAAGCCAATAATTGCCCCAATTAAACCTGCTGCGTTTATCATGCGTTCTATTTCTTTGTCATCCATCACTATTTACCCCAAAAACTTTGCGAAACGCATCGTCCAAAATCTTTTCTATGTCCTGTTCAGTCATGTGTTCTTTCCTTTGGTTTTTGATTTGGTAGATAATAAAGCCAATAATCGGGTTTGTTTTTTTGATAATCCAAGCGGTATTTTTTCAACCTACCCATTTGCACAAGGCCATTCATTAGACCGCTAATAACGGAAGCGTTCATGCCCATGTTATCGTCGCCCATAATGTTTTTAAGTTCTGGCACTGTGTAGTCTTTGCCGACTTCAAAAAAACTAATAATGTGATTTCTTCGATCTTCCGATATTTTTAGCAATCGGATTTTGTCTTTTTGCATTTGTTGTTTGTTGGGTGTTTTTATTTGCATTGGAAGTGCTGGGCGTTTTCCCGATTTTGCCATTTCAATTTCAAATTCTAAAACATGATAACCCCAAGCAATTTCTCCAATTATCTCTGGGCGATGTTCTTTTTGCATTTCTTCTAATGCTAATTCTTTTCGATGTTTCTTTGGATCAGTTGCCCAAGCGCGAGAATTTCCTCTAATTGTTGCGTCAGATTTTGTCTGCTTTGTTGTTTTGATTTGTCTATCATTAACTTCAACAACCTTTGTTGTCTCGCACACGCAATTATCAACTCCGCATTTGTCACAAGTTTTATCCTTTACAGTTTTGAATTTTATACCAAACCGCTTTGCGTTGCGGCTTACTGTTGCCGGGGAAACATTTAATATCTCAGCCGTTTGGGTTTGATCTAACCCATTTTCGGCGCACCGCGCCATAATGCCAATATCGTTTTCTTTCAGCTTCACGTTCATTTTAATAACCCCGCTCCGCAAAGTCTTCATCAATATACTCAATTAACGTGCAGTGATATTGCTTCAGAATTTCATTGCTCAATCGCTTAGAAACTGGATCGGTTTTACCGGGGCGGCAAATGCTTGTGATTTCGCTTTCTATTTCACCCGGATCATCCGCCCATCCAATTCCTTTTGAGGCTTCGTAATAAACCTCAATATCCAATTCGATGCCTTTAATTTCAACTGCGGTTTTGATTGAGTAATAATTCATGATCTGCTCCTGTTATTGATATGCACTTTTGTATTGTGCATTTTACATTAGTGCAAGCGGTTATTTACAGAAATAATACCAATCCGAATAAACCAGTTACAAACAAAACTTCTCCTACAACTTCCCAATCCATAATCATTACTCCTTTTCTTTGATTAAACTGTAGCTGGCAATTTTAGCACCGTTATCGGTTGTGATGATTTCGGTGTGAATATCGTGGCCTTCATCCCGTAAGTTTTTAATCCGTGCTGCGAGTCTAAACGATCCGATATATTGCAGGGCGTCGATTGCGGTTATTGGCTGCGTTCTCATGTATTGCAGAATTTGTTTTGTCTGGGTTTCCATTTTGTTTCTCCTTTTACAATTGGATTTTTTTCAAGTTTACCAATTGGATTTTTTTCAAGTTTGTGGGGAGCCGAAGCTCCCCGTGTTGATTAAGTTATCTTGGGGATGGTGCCGCACACGTAGCAAAAAAACTTTTCGCTCTATTCTCTTTGCGCTGGGCAGCCCATTCAGCCAAATAATCTGTTTTCTCCCATTCGGCCAAAGTATCCTCAGACGGGCCGCTCCAAGCTGGGTTTTCAGCAAAGAATTTCTTTTCGGCTTCAGTAAATTTTCCCATTGGGTGTCTCCTTTGTTTGTGTTTATACATTATATGTATATTACGTTTTACACTATTGCAAGGGGGATTTACAACTTTTTTTAAAAAAACTATTAATGCGCCATGTACCGTGTTGAAATTGAGGTAGAGGGGCAACCCGAAGGCAAGGCCAGACCGCGCATGAGCCGTTTTGGTCACGTTTACACGCCTCAGAAGACCAGAGAGTATGAAAAGCGCATTAAGGCGGCTGCGTGGGCTGCTATGCAGCGGGAACGGTTAGAGCCTACTAACAGGCCCGTTCACATAGATATGGTTGCTTTTATGGACATCCCGAAAAGCTGGTCAAACACTAAAAAGATTGCCGCTGAATTTGATGCCTTCCGCCACACCACAAAGCCAGACTTAGATAATATACTTAAAGCGGCCTTAGACGGCATATCAGGGCCGCAGGGCGTTATATTGGATGATAAGCAAGTTCACAGCGTAAAAGCTAAAAAGGTGTTCTGTCACCCCGACAGAGGCCCGGTGCTTTATATATCGGTCTGCTGGGAATACGAGTAATCTGGCCCATAAAGATCGCGCCATTCTTTCGGGCTTTGGTGGATGGCTATTTTACTGTTGTCCCATAACCCTTGGTGGTGTCCCTCGCATAATGGGATCGCCATTCTATCAGCGGTTTTTGATCTGCTGAACCGATCGTGAATAACGTGGTGAGCTTGTGTGGCTGACATTTGTGGCAAATTAAATGCCTCGCAAACGCAGCAATTCTTTTCCCGAAGCGCCTGTAAGAACTTCGGGTCTTTCTTTGCCTTGTCAGGCTTTGGGTTAGACCACACTAATTCCATTTAATCCTCAGCTGGCACCAGCTGCCAACAAATATAAGTAAAGACCCTCTGTTTAATTACCATCTATTTTTTCCGTTTCTTTATCATAGTATTTTTTTGCCCATTTAGTGGTTAAGTGCAATTCCCTGCCATGTAAGTGAATACCACCAACTTCATTTGAACTTTTAATAAACTCGTTGAACAAAATTTGTCTTTCTTTGTGATTTTTAATTATTCCATTTTTGTTTGGCTCTCTTTTGCAAAACTTTCTTGGTTTAGCGTAACAAACCGGACAAGGCATAGCTCGGATCATTAGCTGTTCATCTGAATATCTCAATACTTGTTCACTTTTGAATTGGGTCATAACCAACTGCCTCTGCTAATTTACTCATGGCGAGTTCAAAATACGTCATAAACTCAGCCTGTGTCATTGCGCTAAATTCTGTGCTGTCCACATGGCGCACTATGCTGTGCGTAAGCGGCGATATGGTTGTCTTGTAATAGCCGCAAACCAATTTTAATTCATGGTGTAAGTGCTGCGCTGTGGGCCACATACCAGTGCTTTCACACGCGGTTTTAAGCGTTGACCAATAC